GCCTTGGGGAAGGTGTAAGTAAGTCTAAAGAACTTAATCATGTTGCATCTATCCCTTTGGTTGTTGTTGAACAATTAGCAAAACAAGGAATTATGTCTCCAACAGGAGATATTGTTGACCATGTACGTTTTAAAAGATGGTTAAATAATTCCGACAATAGAGCATTTCGAGTATGGACAGGAACAGTTTAAATGGCATTAGATACTTACACAAATTTAAAAACGGAGATAGCAAGTTATCTTAACAGAGATGATTTAACTGCTAACATTGATACATTTATTGATCTAGCAGAATCACGTCATGCAAAAGATTTACGTTTGCGTGAAATGGCTGTTAATACAACTACTGACACAGTTTCAGGTACAAAATATATTTCAATTCCTACAGGATTTTTAGAATTTATTTCTGTGCAGAATACTTCTGCAAGTCCTCAAACTGAATTACAATATATGGCTCCTAATGAATTAAATAGAGTATATGTTGACTCTGGTAATAGTATGCCTGTGTATTACACAATCATAGGAGACAAAATGTATTTTGGTCCTTCCCCTGATAATGATTACACAATTAATATGTATTATTATAAACGGATAGCAGGATTATCTGATTCTAATACAACAAACGATATTTTAACAAACTATCCTGAACTTTATTTGTATGGTAGTATTTTAGAAGCAACTCCTTTTATTCAAAATGATGAAAGACTTCCTGTATGGGCTAACCTTTTTAATGAAGCAGTACAGAAAGCTAATTTAAGTGATGAAAAAGGAAAACATTCTTCAACACCTATACAAATGACTTCTACGCAATTCTCCCCTAAACGAAGAGTTTACTAATGATACCTTTTGGCGAATTACAAACTGATTTACCAACTTATCAAAACACAGGAGCTATCCAAGCTGATAATGTGTTGCCATTGAAAGTTGGGTATAAATCTTTGCCTGGTTTTCAAGAATTAAGTACAACACCTTTAACAGGAAATGCCGTTGGTTTATTTACCGCCTTTAACGAAGGAGGTACAACTAATTACGCAGGAGATGCTACAAAATTATATCAAATGAACTCTTCACAAGAGTTTATAGATAAATCTAAAGCAGGTGGTTATAGTAATTCTACAACAGAAGGTGCAAGAGACTTTTGGGCTTTTACACAATTTGGTACAAATATTATTGCTGCTAACCATGCAAATTATATTCAAAAATTTCAAGAAGGTGTTGATAGTCTTTTTTCAGATTTAACAACTTTTAAAGCAAAATATTTAGCAGTAATTAGAGATTTTGTTTTTACAGGTTTTACAACAGAATACGATACAGCAAAAACTTTTGACTCTAATACTATTTCTAGTAATGAAATAACTATTGCAGGTCATGGTTGGTCAACTGGCGATACAGTTATTTATGACAGAAATTCAAATACTGCATTAACCAACTTAACTGATGGTAGTACCTATTATGTTATTTATGTTGGTACAAATACTTTTAAAGTAGCAACAACTTCGGCTAATGCAACAGCAGGAACAGCTATTACTTTAACTGCTACTGGTGGAAGTGAAACACATAAGTTTCAAAAATATAATGTTAACAACCAACGTGTAAAATGGAGTGGGTTAAATAATATAACACAATGGACCCCATCGCAAACTACACAATCAGGTTATCAAGATGTTGTTGGTCCTCATGGTAATATACAAGCGATTATCGGTGGAGAAAGTTTTGGTATTATATTTTTTGAGAGAGCAATTTATAGGGTTAGTTATGTTGGTACTCCTTTAATTTTTACCTTTGAAAAGATTTCAGATAATATTGGTTTATTTGCTCCACGTTCTGTTTGTTCGTTTGGTAATATGATCTTCTTCTTAGCTCAAGATGGATTTTATAAATTAACAGGTGGTCAACAATTAACACCAATAGGCGAAGGTAAAGTAGATAACTATTTTTTTGAAGACCTAGCATCTAACTTAGATGGAATATGTGCTGCTGTGGACCCAAATAATAGTTGTGTATTTTGGTCTTATCGAGGTGGTGCAACAGGCTCTACAACAGGAGATATAAATAATAAATTATTAATTTATAATTATTCCGTTAATAGATTTAGCACAGGGTCAAGCATGGATATTCAATATATTGCAACTGCTTCCCAAGAAGCCTTTACCACATTAGAAAGTTTAGATAAGTTAGGCACGTTAGATAATTTACCTAAATCTTTAGACTCGTATTATTACGGAGAAGGTATAGTTGGTTTAGCAGGTTTTAGTGGCGATAAAAAATTTGGAAAGTTTATTGCAACAAGTCTAACAGCTACAGTTGATACAACAGAATTTGAAGGTGCACAAGGAAGACGATCTACGTTAATTTCTTCTACTCCCATCGTTGATGGTGTAGGAGGAACGTCAGTAACAGTAACTCCTTTATCAAGAGCCTCACAGTTAGATACAATTAGTGTTGGAACAGCAGTTTCAACTTTAACTAATGGTTCGTGTCCTATGCGATCTACAAGTAGATTTCATCGTATGAGAGTTAAAGTAACAGGAAATTTTACAACAATGTCAGGAGTAGAAATAGAAGCAAGACCAGAAGGTAAAAGATAATGGCAACAAACCAATATCCTAATGTCCCTATTTCTATGCCAGACCATGATCTACATTTACGATTAATTTCTTCATCATTAAATAATACGATTGATGGAAAATTAAATTCCACAGGAAGCATCACATTGACAGCAAGTTCGACTACATCAACATTAACCAATGCTCGTATTGGCGAAAACTCTGTTATTGTTTTTATGCCAACAACTGCAAATGCACGTACAGCTTTAAATACGTTGTATGTTTCTGCTAGAGTAAATGGTTCAGCAACATTAACACATGCCAGTTCAGGAAACACAGATCAAACACTCGGATTCACTATCTTCGGATAGTCAAATAAGTTACGTTCCTCCCAAAGATATAGGCTTAATTTGGAAACAGATTGAGCCTTTACTCTTAAAGCCATTAAAGATTGATGGTTTTGCTTACATGCCTAAAGATATTTTTGACAGCATTGTAAAACAAAAAATGCAATTATGGATTTCGTGGAATGTAAAAAAAAATGTTGTGGAAGCTGCTATTGTTACAGAAATAGTAGATTATCCTCAACTACGTTCTTGTCGATATTTTTTGGCAGGTGGAACAAATATGAAAGTCTGGTTCAATCCAATGAAAGAACAAATTGAACAATGGGCTAAAAAAAACAAATGTCAACGAATAGAGCTCGTTGGACGTAAAGGTTGGGTTAAATGGTTAAAAGACTACAAACAAAAACACATAATATTAATGAAGGAATTAAAAAATGAGTAAAGGAGCAGGAGAAGCAAAAACAGTTTCCAATGTAACACCTTGGGAAACACAAGTTCCATATTTAACAAAGGGATTTGAACGTGCTGAGTCATTATACAATCAATCAGGACCAAGTTATTATCCTGGAAAGACGTATGTTGATTTTTCTCCACAAACAACAACAGCATTAAACGCAGCAGAAACAAGAGCAAAAGCAGGTTCGCCTTTAATGGCACAGGCTCAAAGCGAATTATTAAAACAAGCTAAAGGAGATTATCTCTCTCCTACGTCTAATCCTTTCTTAAAAGATTTATATAATCAAATGGCAGGAGACGTTACAGCAGGTGTTCAATCTCAATTTACATCTGCAGGTCGTTTAGGTAGTGGTGCTAATCAAGATGTATTAGCTGACTCTTTAGGAGATTTAGCAACAAAAGTTTATGCTCCTAATTATCAAGCTGAACGTGCAAATATGCAAAATGTTTTATTTCAAGCTCCTGGTATAGCAGAGTCAGATTATAATGATATTTCTAAACTAAGAGCAATAGGTGCTGAACGTGAAGGATTACAACAAAATGTTTTAGCAGATGCAATGAATCGTTATCAATATCAACAAATGCTTCCCCATGAAAAGTTGCGTAATTATCAAGCTGCAACAGGTGGTTCTTACGGACAAACCGCTACAAAGATACAACCTTTAACTCGTAACGTAGGAGCAGGTTTACTTGGTGGTGCTTTAGGTGGTGCTGAATTAGCAGGTATGATTCCTGGTCTTGGTGGTGGTATGGGCGCAGGTTTAGGCGCTATCTTAGGAGGTTTATTATAATGGCAACAGATTGGTATGAAATGATGATGTCTGGTGCAGGTTTAGATGGTTATAAAGCAAGAGGTCCTTTAGATTTATTAATTTCTAATAAATTAACACCTGATCAAAACAAAGCTGTTCAATCAAGAGGACGTTTAGGTTTAGCAAAAGGTTTACTTGCTATGTCTGGTCCTAGTGCAACTCCAATTTCTTTTGGTCAAGCATTTGCAAGTGGTATTGATCAAATGCAACAAGCAAAATCAGGAGCAGTAGATGAAATGCTTAAAGGTGCTCAAATTGCAAACCTAACTGATGATGGCGAAGTAGATGAAGATGTAGAAGTTTACATGCGTACTGACAATCCTGACACAGATTTTGATGATACTAAAAGAAAAGTTTTAATTAAACGATCTGAATACAACAAAGATTTACATGTATTAGATGAACCTGAAGCAGAAGAAAAACGTGATTTAAAAGTTTATCCTTTATTTGATAATCCTGAAACAGAAATAGATGAAACACAACAAGGAACATTTATTAAACCATCAGAATTTGATGAAACACAACATTCTGCTGACCCAGGTTATCAAAATGAATATCTTAAAGCTAAAAAAATAGCAGAAGAAATACACCCAGGAGACCCTGCTGCACAAGCAGAATACATTAAATCACAAGTAGGTGCTTTAACTGAAGATGATAAAAAATTATTTAATCAAAAAATTCAAATTAACGACCAACAAATATTTAAAGGTAATTTAGAAAATCAATATGCAGAAGAAATTTTAAATCTTGATGTAAAAAATAAAGAATTAAATAATAAATCAAAAACATTATCTAATCAATATCAAGAATTAGTAAATACTAATGCTCCAATAAATTTACAATTAGATATACAAAAAAAACAATTAGATAATTTAATAAAAGAAGTAGATTTAAAATATTTACCTGACTTAAAATTTAATGAATTAATAAATTTAAAAACAAACATTGAGTCAACTAGACAAAGCATTGATTTTAATGACAAAGCTAACATTAAAAAGTTAGATAAAATGGATTTAGAAATTGATGGTCTGGTTCTTAAAAATGAAGCAACAAGACTTGATAATGATAATCGTCCTATTATTGATAAATTAATTAATGAAGGTAAACAACTTGATAATTTACTTAAACAAATTGATTTAATTTATCAACCAGAATTATTAAAAGAAGAATTAGCAAATATTAAACTTCGTAATAAAGACTTAGCTCAAAATATTAATTTTGATCAACAAAATAATGTTCAATTATTAGCTAAAAATACTTTAGCTGTAAAAGAACTAGAATATGCAATAAATAACCCTCCTGTAGATTGGGAACAAATAAAAGTTGAAGGTACATTTAGACGTGAGTTTAATGAATTACCACAAGTAGAATCTGTTATTGATTCAGAAAAATATTATGTTGATATTACTAAACTTGTTACAAAACAAAATCTTAATGATGGTGGAGATGCAACAGGTGTAGATGATATTGCTATCATGTTTAATTACATGAAAATGTTAGACCCTGACTCAGTTGTTCGTGAAGGAGAACAAATATTATTAAAGAATACTGAAAATATTCCTAATCAATTTATTGTTGCCTTCCAAGGTGCTTTAGATAATCCTGGTGGACGTTTCTTATCAGTAGGTCAACGAGATCAGATTCTTAGCACTACACAAGGTATTATGGCTGACAGAATTGTTAATTATGATTCTCAATATAATAAATATAGCGCTATTGCTAAAAATAATTTCCCTGGAAAAGATATTAATTTAATTATGCCAAAAATAGATTTTCCTTTGTTTGAGAAAATTACAACAAATCAAAATGTATTAAATCAAAATGAAAATTTAAGGGATTAATATGAGTGGAGAATATTCAGTACAAAAAATATTAAATGCAGAAAGATTTAATTTATTAAGTCAAGATGAAATAAATTCTGTTCAAAATCTTCGTGATTTGGGACAAATAGAACCTGCTTATAATCAATTAACTTCAGAAGAAATAAATGGATTTAAAGATATTGTAAATTTCTTCCTTCCCAATAGTAAAGAGCAAGAATGGACAGACTATGATTATGCTAATATGTATCAAACAACTATTGGTAATGTTACGGCTGCTAAAGAAGGTGTAGTAAATTTCGCAACTAATCCAAATGTTCAAAAAGAAGCTGCTATTATAGCAGGAGGAATCGCTGTTCCTATGGCTTTAGCTCCTATAACAGCAGGTACAAGTACAGCAGGTTTACCTGTTGCAATAACTACTTTAGCTACAAAATATCCTCGTTTAGCAAAAATAATTGGAGCCTTTACTGGTGGTACTGGTGCTGCAACTGCAATGGGAGAAGATACATTATCTGCTATGGGATATGGTACAAGAGAAGCAGCAGGAGAAGGTGTTGTTCAAGGTATTGCTAAATCATGGCCTACAATAAAAAAAGCAGGAGCACCTATATTTCAAAAAATTGTTAGAGGAAGTTTAGAAGATGGCGCAGAAACAGCAATCAAACAATTAGATGCTGCAGGTCAAGTATTAACACCTGCTATTGCATCAAAAAATAGAGTTATTGATTTAATGGAAGGTATTGCAGAAAACGCATGGATTGGTGGTGGTGCAATAAGAGAAGCCAGAGAAGGAGCTATTGATGCTGCAGCTAAAAATGTTGGAGATTTTTTAAATACTAAATTTGTTACAGGTAATAAAGAATTAGTTAATATTACAGATGATTTTGTTCAGGGTTTTCTTCATAACGCAAGTGAAGAAAGTATGGATTTTGTTCTTAAAGAATTTATTACTAAAGGAGCAACAATACAAAAAGGATTAATTAAAACAGGGTATAGAAACCTTGATACTATTATTCAAAAAACAACAGGTAATGGTAATATTGTTAATATTAATGGATTAAAAAAGTTTGCTAAAAATATGTCTAAATCAGGCGATATGCTTGATGATGCAGCAAAAAAGATTTTAGATGATATTGCTGCTATGCCTAGTGATGTTTCTTTTGCAGCAGCTCAACGTCTTCGTTCACAGTTTTTAGAAAAAACAGGATATTATACAGTAGGTGGTTCAACAGCAGGGGGTTTTTCTAAAAAAATAGCAGGGGGTGCACAAAAAATTATTGATGGCTCAATGGATAAAGCTATTAAAAATTTATCTAATACCAAAGATTTATCAAAAGCAACTATTGCACAAATTAATGAATCTTGGAGAGGTGTTAACGCATTATACAAAGGAAGTAAAAATTCTTTTCAATCTACATTAATGACTAAAATAATTAATGGCGACCCTGATGCAGTTTATACAAGTTTAATAAAAGGCAAACATGCTCTGCGTATAAAAGAATTTAAAAATTTAATATTTAATACTGCTGTTAAAGAAGGAGTTCTTGAAAATAATTTAGCTGCAACAAAATTGTGGCGAAAAGTTCAAGGCGAATTTTTTGTTGATATGATTGGAAGATCAATAGATGGCGAAGCAGGAATATTAAGTGCTAAATCTTTATTATCTAAATTAAAAACATTTAGTGGAAGAGGAGATAGAGCTTTAAATGAATTATTTTCAAATAGTCCTCAAATTTTAAAAGATTTTAAATCTTTTGCTAGAACATTAGAACTTGCACAAAGCAAAGGTATAAAAGGTGTTCCTGGTGGAATGTTAATTCAATTAATGCAGGCAAGCGCTATTGTTAAAGGTAGTCAAGCAGCAGCAGCAACAGTTATGTTTGCAGATGGCAATGTAAGTTGGTTAGAAGCAGGAGGAATGGGACTTATTCTTGGTGGTCCAAAAGTTATTGCTAAAATGTTTACTGATCCTAATTTTATGAAAGGTGTTATGGCAACTACAAGAAATAAAATTGGTAATTTTAATTATACAAGAGGTGCAGTACAAATTATTAATTCCTATGTTACCCAAGGTATGTTTTCACAAGATGAA